CGATAGTCGATGGCTTCGGCCAAGCGCTTGATCTTGGCGGGCGACTCTCGGAACTTAGCGCGAGAACCGGCGAGACAGCAGGGAATTTGTTGGTGCTTGAAACGGCATTCAAGAATGCCGGCCTGTCTGGAGATCAGGTAGGAACAGTAATCAACAAGCTGCAAAACTTCATGCAGGACGCGGCGAACGGTGGCGCGACGCAAAAGGCGGCAATGGATAATCTCGGCGTCTCCTTGTCCGCACTTGCAGGCAAGACGCCCACCGAACAGATGGGAGTCTTTGCTGCGAAAATTGCAGCCATTGAAGATCCAACTGCACGCGCAGCGGCAGCATCGGAAGTGTTTGGCGACAAACTCGGTGGTAAGCTGCTCCCGCTTTTGACTCAGTTTTCTCCGAGCCTCACCGATGCAGAGGGTAAGGTGGGATCGCTTGCGTCGGTCATGGACGAGCACGCGGGAACGTTCGACACTTTCGGAGAAAGCGTTGATGCGGTAAAGGGCAAATTCACGGCATTTGCAGCAGGGATTTTGAGCGAGACAATCCCGGCCTTGCAGGATTTGGGCAGTGAGATGGAGAATGTGGATGCTGCTGGGCTTGGGCAAAAAATTGGGTCTGCACTGAATGCACCTTTACAAGATCTTAACGGTCTTGTGACGGATGCTAAACTTTTGCTCGATGGTTTGGCCTTTGCGGAACAACAGGCTGCGGAAGACACTGGTGCGCTCGGCGCGACGTATGATACAACGCAGGGTGCCCTGGCATCATTTAATAATGGACTGTTTGATGCTCTTGCATATTTAACGCCGTTTGATGAGAGCGTTGAGTCTCTTCGCGAAACATTTGTTGGATACAGAAAAGACCAAGATGGTGCAATTGTTGGAATAGGTGATCTTAGCGAAGCCGCTGCTGCAGCCGCACCCATACTAGACACAACAGCTACAGCCGCAGATGACGTGGCCACATCTTTGGATGCTATCGGTGGAGATAGCGGCGGCGCATTTGCGAGCATTAACGAGGGCGCTACAACTTTTAAATCTTTAATCGATGAGGGCAAGGTCTCCCTGAGCGATATGACTGGGGAGATTGGCTCTCAGATCCCGCTTACGACGCAGCATGCGGAAATAATGGGAGAGATCAACGTCTCGCTCGGCGAAGCGAACGAAAAGGCAGGCGAACAATTAGATACGATTGAACAGCAAATAACAGCCGAACAGGAGAGGAATAATAAAATTGCTGCGCGGCAAGCAGACTCACTTGCTGAAATTATCGCACAAAACGAGATCAATGCTGCGTTGGCCGCAGGTAATACTACCCTAGCCGCTAGTCTAGAGGCAAAAAAGAAGCACGCAGATCTGACGGAAAAAATAATGAAGGACACCGGGCTGTCCAAAGATGAAGCTCAAAAGCTTGCCACAGAAACGGTCAATGTTGCCGACGCTGCGCAGAAGGCAAAAAACCATGCTGGAGGGCTAAAAACTAACCTCACCAACGCAACAACCGAAGCGGGAACAGTGCAGGAGGCCGTCAAGAAAATTGCTCAAGAGAAAATGGACAACAGCGCCAAGGCGCTGAATGCTGCGCTGGTTGAGTCTCGGACAAAACTCGGGGAGATGAAGGATTTTATCGGCGTGGATATGTCCCAAATGAGCATCGAGGACATCATCAAGAAGCTCGGTCTTGATGTTGATAAAATGGCGACGCAGGAAACTAAAATTAAAGCCATCAACGCGGCTGTGAAGGCGATTGCTGATATGCCGGTGACAGACGTTACGCCAACGGTTGACGAGATTGGCGTAAACGACAAGCTCGATGCCGTCAAAACAGCTCTGGCAAACATTAACGCGCCGACGGTAACGCCAGCTATCGGAAGTGTCTCAGGCGGGGTCGCTACGGCAAACACTGAGCTTGATGGGATAAAAACGCCAGACGTTACGCCATCCGTAAACGAATCAGATTTAAATCAAACGGTTGCTGATGCAAAAAATACGCTCGAAACTGGGCTCGCAAGCGTAGCCGCCGTAGTAACTGTAACGGTTGACGACGCAGCGCAGCGGAGCGCACGCACGGCGCTAGAAGCAACTGCCACCGACGTGCCGATGACAGTGAAGGCCGATCAGGCCCAAATCGACAGCGCTGTAGGAGCCCTGCAAGCCGAGGTCACAAACAACTTCACAGGCGGCGAAGGCGGCCAGGGTGGCAATGGCGGCAATGGCGGAGCGGGCGGGGCTGGCGGCGATGCTAATGCCGATGTGACGTCGATTACATCAATTCTTAACGGCTGGACAGATATTATTTCAACGATCCGCGACAGGCTCCCGATAACGGCACTCGCATAAAAATTATGGCATACATTTACCACGGAACAAATGAATGGATAAAACAACCCAATCGACTCGTTAAAACTTTTTCAAGCGGACTCTGTTTGATTCAACAGGACTACGTTCGCAGGAAAAATTCAGTTAACTATTTTGATTTTAAGGAAGGCGACCGACTCCTTGATGAAGATGCTAATCCGTGCATGGATGGGGCATATATTTTCCCCGCTCCATCTTACCAAAACACAGAAGACGGATTCATCAAATGCACCGTCACTGCATACGGTCGAGTTAATACAACAGGGGTCATTAACACGAATTTATCTCAAGGTTCAATTATCAATGAAATTGTGAAAGTGAGAAAATATGATAGAGCAGAAGTTTTGGTCCAATCTACCCCGCCCAGATCTGCAACTCGGACATTAACATACTCAGATGTTGCAACCGCCCTTAATAGAGCTGGGTTCATTGAAACTATAACAAAAAAATTCGTTATTACTGATGGGGAGTCTTTACTTGGAAATACAGACGGTATACCCAAAGTATTCAACGGATCAGGTCAAATAGTCAAATATCCGATAACGGCAAGATTTACAGGTGAAGCAGGTAGATATAATTATGACCCCAGTATCACTGATCCAGACCCAATAGTAACAGTCACCAGAACAGAAGTGGAATTTGGTGGGAGAATCACATTGAATTTTGCATTAAAAAACTATCAGAGCACAGGCTTTGGTTTTTTTACGGAAATAACTGCAACATATTCTCCAGTTTTTAATTTTTTCCAAACATCTTAAATGGACTTATTCCCTGCTAATTTTGAAGCGTTGGCACAAGAAGGCGGCAATCCCGCATTCGGCGGTTACCCGTATCGAATCAAGGGATCCGACCTGATGCGCAATTTTGTGCACGCCGCACTCGACGCAGACGAGGGGATAATCGAGTCGGCTACCGGGCAAAATGGATATGCCCAGCGCAAGCTTAAAATCAGGGCTGGCACAGCCAGTGATCAACTCATGCGATGGGACGGCAACCAATGGTTGCCGTTGGAATCACCAGGAGGTGACGGCACCTACGTGCTCGGCTCGACTGGCGGAGCGTTGAGTTGGATCGAAACCGAAGCCTGCGACGAATGACGATCAAGACTCAAGGCGGGAAGGTTGTTACGAAGGACGGGAAGGTGAGTTGCGAGTGTTGTGTTCCGCTTGTTTGTGGCTGTATGTATGCTCCAAGCAACTTAATATCAATCATCGAATCGGCAACCAATGTTAGCGTGAACGGAATATCGCAACCGTGGAATGGAAGTTTTGCTAGTTATAATGGGAATCCACCGATTGATTTTATACTTTGGACTGTTAGTTATGCAGACGGAGTTATATGCGCTATAATTGACGACAGCGGTTTAAATACAGTTAAATTTGCGCCAGAACCATTCACCGCAGAAGAGTGTTGGTTCGTAGGCGCAGGAATAATCAATGGATCATTAAACGGGCAGACAGTTAGAGCCGCTGAAGCATTCCCTGGGTATCCGCTTTCTTTAGATGTTGTTTTTTCATGACGAGCAAACAAATGGAAATAATGGCTCGGTTTGTCGAAGCGTCTAGCCGCTTCGCTCGCTCCGGCTTCACCACCACCCCACCCGAAGCACTCGCCACCCGCGAAGCAACGTGCAAAGCCTGCCCCGAATGGGACGCACAAGCACTCAACAAAACAGGCCGATGCCGCAAGTGCGCGTGCAGCACTTGGGCGAAACTCCGCATGGCAACCGAGCGATGCCCGCTCGGCAAATGGGAACCGCATTTGACAACTCCCCCAAAATAATATGGCACGTGACCTTTTCATCGATCTGACCAACAACCGTCTCGCTGTGAGCGAGACAAACCTAGCACCCGCCGGAAGCGTCCGGTTTACGAAGGGAGACAACGGCGCGTTCAACCTTTATTTTTTGCAGGCCACCGGAGTTATCAACCAACCTTTCACGGTTGTCGATAAAAGCGCGTCAAGCATCAAGTTCGGCATCGGCTCACGGCTCGCCACCCCGGAGACAGGCACTTACTCGCTCACGTTTGGCGGAGATACGACAACGGGACTCGATGCGGCGGTTACGGCAGGCCAGATCCAAAGCGCCTTAAACGGGCTCTCAGCGATCTCAAGCGCGGGAGGAGTAACGGTAACCGGAGAACTCGCCGATCATTTTACCGTCCGCTTCGCAACCGCCGGGACTCGCGGCAGTATTACCGCCGACGTCTCGCAATTGATCCCCGATACGGTTGCGGTTATTGACGAGCGCATCGCGGGCAGTGCAAGCACAAAAGAAGTGCAGGAGATCCAACTCCGGCTCACGCCTGCTGTCTATCAGGCCACGTGGACAGATCTCTCAACAACCGTCACAGCGACGCTTGCCACCACAGTGACCGGCAGCAGCCTAAATAACGAAGTCCAACGGCTGTCGTTTTCTCAAGAGCCGTTCGTAGGCAATTACCGCCTAACGGCACCCAGCTCGTCTCTCACGATCGGTTCGCTCGTTACGGCAGGTGTTTTTATCACGCCAGTAAACCACGGACTCATCACCAACCAGCCCGTGACTCTCACGGCATTCAGCGCGCTCACAGGCTATTCAAACGGGCAGCAGTATTTTGTTCGCACGATCCCTGAAGCGACACAGTTCACGGTCTCTGTTACGGCAGGCGGGACGGCGCTCACAGGCACGGCAACGACGGGAAACATCCTTACCACGCTCCGCCAAACTTCGCTTATCGCTGCCAACGGTAGCGCGGCAGATATCGAGTCCGCCCTTGCCGCTCTCGACTCTATCGGCGTAGGCGGCGTGACAGTCTCGGGCATCCAAGGCGAGTATTTCGACATCGCGTTCGGCGGCCAAAAGGGCTACAGCGACCAGCCAACGCTTACCGTCCAAAGCGGCCTGAGCGCCAAGCCCGGCAAAACGGCAGACGTAAACTTCGCAACCTTCGCGCTCCGCGATCTCGTCGGAAACGCAGGCTCGGTTGATCTCGATCTGGAGATCGAACTCACGGAGGCCGGAACTCGCCAGACGGTTATTCTAAGCGGCTGCACGGTTGCGGAGGAGCTGATCGACACGGCGGCGTTCTCGCCGACGAGCGGGTATCCATCTTTTATTTTTCAGGCTCTCACGACGGCTGCGACTAACGCGACGACATCGCTGGTTGCCATCACCGCATTGAATTGGACGGCGCAGGCGAATTCAGAATATTTGGTTGAATGGGGACTTGATTTGCTGTCTATTAACGACCCACTTGATGGGCAAGTCACGGCACCATCAGGATCGAGCGTCTATGGAAGATGGACAATATGTGACGAAAACAATGATATTTATATTCCATCACCGAATCTGCTAACTACGCGAACAGTATTTGCATTAATTCCAAACATTAACGCTTTTTCAAAACAAATTGCGCATATATCAACGGGCGCAACAGCTGGGACTGTTTCATTTTTGTTTGCAAAAGAAACAAATACAGTTACAGGAGCGAATGAGGTTTTAACTGGTTCTTGGGTGCGCATTGAAAAAGTGAAATGACCGAACACCCTTACTTTTCCGGCCTTCTCGGCACCAGCGCATCGTTCGGCGGTGTGTTTGTCTCTCTCCTCCCCCACATCGAAACCGGCATCCGCATCGCTTCGCTCTCGGTTGGGCTCGCGGTCGGAATTGCTACACTCATACACATGGTTAAGCAGCTCCGAAAATGAAAACTATACTCGACTCCCTGTTAGGTAAACTCCGCGAAAGCTCCACTTGGACTGGCCTTGCCACCCTGTTGGCGCTGGCTGGCATTGTTATCGATCCAAATCAGCTCGCGGCTGTAGGCTCATTAGTCATCGCGCTGATCGGTCTCTACGACGTTTTTCGGAAAGAAAAAAAATGAACTACGCAACTCTCGTCCACGGTATGTTTGCGGCGATGATATTCGCTGTTATTTTGCTGCTGACCGGATGCGCGGTCACCTGGCCGACGAAGGCAGGCAACGTGACGCTTTCGTTTCAGCCGCCGCCAGAGCTCATCTCGCAATACGGCGGGTATCTTTTTAATTCGCCTACCCGCCGAGATAAATGACCCAAGCGCATATCGACTTCCAAAAGTTGCTCGACCGCCAAGGGATCAAATATTTTAGAGCGAGAGAAGTTCTCACGCTCGGAGCGAGCAATTCTTATCTCCGCTGCAACAGGGTCCCCGCTCGCGCTCTCTGGGCTGACATCATCCCGACGCTCTACGCTGCGGACGCAATACGCGAGCGACTCGGAGTGCCGGTGCGCATCATTTCGGCCTACCGCAACGAAAAATACAACAAGGCTATTGGCGGAGCGTTGCACAGCTACCACGTCAAGTTTATGGCGCTTGATATCATCGCCAAAGTCCCCGTCCCTGAGATCGTAAAGATCGCCAAGCAAGTGCGCGCAGAGGGCATTTTCTCAGGCGGTATCGGCACCTACGCAGGCTTTGTCCACATCGACTGTAGGGGTAAAAACACAGACTGGCACGGGTAGGAAACGCCCGCAGAGCCGCTCTGGCATTGGCTGAGTGGGTATGTAAAGCTTTTTTTCGTCTCGGCGGAAAATATATTTTTAAAAAAAAGCTTTCCAATTTTTTGAGATGTTAGATGGTTTGCCCATCGAACGGAGCAAGACTCTCCCGACGAAGAAACCACAACAGAATAGAAAATGAAAATCACAATCGAATACAATGACGGAGCCCGCCGCAGCGTCGGCGGAGCAGGAGACATCGCCACCTGCCTAGACATCGATCTCGGCAAGGGTTGGGTCGAAGCACACGGAGAAGTGTGGGCCAGCGAAAGCAGCACACAGCCCAGCGCAAAGCTGATGGTTAACGGAGAGCAAACAGCCCTAGATTGGATCACACAATGACATCAACCGAATTTATTCTTATTTACTCCATCGGTGGAGTAATGACGTTCGCCGCTGGATACCTGGTCGGCAAACTCAGAGCCGAAGACGAAGCCACGAAAATGCGGCGGTGGTGGTTTAACCGCCACAACAAGGGAGAACGGAAGTGAGCGAGCCGATGTGCGATATGTTCGTCCGAAACATTCTGTGTGGCATGGTCGAGCTATCAATCATCGACGCCCAGAACGATAAAGAGTATGCCAGCAAGTCGACTCGCCGGGAACAGGCCGACAACAGGGCGAGCGCACTGCATTTTATTCGGAGTCGCTCGTTCGGGCACATCTGCGATATCCTAGGCCTGCCTGCAGACAAACTCAAAAGGGCGGCACTGAAATGATCGCACTCGACCCCGGCACAACGAGGAACACTGAGGTATTCGCCATTCGTAAATAGCAAACCAATTTTCCCTTACCGAACTGCGGCGACCGGAACAGGGACAACACAAAGCCGCATTATTACCATAACATGAAACTGACAAAGAAAGGTGCCGGGTCCTTTAACCCGCACGACGAGGGGACATTTCGCGCGGTCTGCGTGGACGTGACTCCATTGGTTAAGCAAGTGAGCAAGTTTGGCGAGAGCGAGGTTTTTCGCCTCGTTTTTGAGACGGATGCGCCAGAGCGTGATGGTGGTCGCCAATGCGTTTGGAGCCGTGGGTTTACGCCATCGCTCAACGAGAAGGCGAACTTCCGCAAATTCCTGCGCCAGTGGTTCGGGCGTGATCTGACAGCCGCAGAGGAAGCGGAGTTCGATACCGAATCAATTCTTCTTGGCAAGACGGCGCAGGTGGTTGTTACGCATGACCATTCGGACAACGGGAACACTTACGCGAATATCATTGCCTGCACCCCATACAAGGGCACGGAACCGATGAAGCCCTCGGGCAAATTCACTCGCAAGAAGGACAAGGAAGCCAAGGGCGAAGAAGCCAGCTATCGCGGGGCAGCAAATCCCACGGAGCCGGTGCGCGAAGCCGAGGCGGTTGACGCAACGCAGGCCGGTGATGACTGGGCAACGGTGAAGGTGCATGTCGGAAAATACAGCGGAAACGAAATCCGCGACCTAGATGCCGACGCCATCGAGAAGCTGAACAAGAATTGGGTGCCGAATGCCGGAACCACAGCCGCCGATCAGCGGTTGGTGAAGGCGCTCAAGCGTGCGCAAGAGGAACTTTTGGCGGCGACCGCTGCCGGGGAGGATTTCTAAGATGCCTGAAAAAAATAAAAAAGGCCAGAGCAGCGTTCAGCGTCTGGCGCTCACCACCAAAGAAACCGCCGCTGCCTTGGGCCTCCAGGCAACAACTATCTGGAGGCTTACCCAGCGAGGTCTTCTTAATCCAAACCGCGCCACCCGCCGCCCGCTTTATGCGGTCAGCGAGATTGAGCGGTTTCTAAAAGAGGGTCAAAAGTGATGAGCGACACGCTTGAAATCGTTGTGTCTGGGAGTCTTCCCAGCCCACAGATCGAGCTGTCGCCTGCGGCTTTCAACGCCAGAACATTGGCGTTGGAGGCGAGCGGGCGCATCAAGGCGATTGCCTCGGTGGCGGATCTCGACGCAGCGGCATCCGCTTTGACGAAGCTCAAGGCTCTGACCCGTTCGGTGGAGGATAGCCGGAAGGAGGTTAAGGCTCCCGTGCTCGAGGTCGGCCGGCGGATTGATGCGGTGGCGAAGGATTACCTGACATCGCTGGAGTTGGAAGCCAAGCGCCTCTCGGTGATTGTTGGCTCCTACCAAGAAGCCCAACGCCGGAAGGCTGAGAAGGAACGCGAGGAAGCCGCGCGGGTGCAGGCCGAGGCTTTGGCGGAGTTAAACGTCAAGCAGGCCGAAGCTCTCGAGGCAGGCGACGAGGCCGCAGCGGATGACGCCCGTGCCGAGGCAGCAGACAAGATCGCGGCGAGCCAGTTGGCCGTGATCGATGCCGAGGGGCCGAAGCCCCCGGGGATCGTGACCAGAACCTCGTGGAAATTTGAGGTGGTGGACATCACTGCCCTTCATTCCGCCCGCCCGGAACTCTGCATCATCGAGCCGAACAACGCCGCGATCCGTGCCGTAGTGAAAACATGCGCGCAAATCCCCGGGGTGCGCGTCTGGCAGGAAGCCGGAGCCATCGTGCTCGGGACAACCCAAATCAAACCGGAGGAATACGATTACTAATGCCAACCCTCGCTGAAATCCTTGCCAAGAAAGCGGCCAAAACCGCTGAGACACAACCAGCAGTCCCCGGCCTCAAGATCACGCCGGACAGCGAAAGGGCAGACCTCGCTGCCATTATCAAGCAGGGGCTTGACGCCTGCGTCCCAAAAGTCAAACCCCCGGCTCTACGCGAGCTGGGGGCATTGACCCTCGGGGAGCGCCTTCCAATGGATCAACCAAAGGAGGGGGCACCAGCAGCGGAGTGGGAGTGGTTCGACTCGCTTCACTCCTTCGAGAGCGACCTCGGGATCGTGGTGGACCCGAACGGGGAGCAGGCATGGATAGCGGTGCAAGCGTTCCAAAGCAAGCCGCCGATCCTACTGCACCGCCTGCCACTGCTGAACCGCAAACGCCTCGAGGCGGATCCATTTTAAGCGATGATGACCATGAATCTCATCGAATCGCCGGAGAACTCTGGGCAGCCGTCCGCATGGGATACCTTGACGGGCCGAACGACCCCGAGGCGCGTTTCCTCGCCAAAGCCATCAAGCTTTTCCGAGGACGAGTCGCCGAATACTGAGTCGCCGATAACGCTCTCGTCAGGACAAGTGGCGGCGGTCGATCTTATCCAATCCGGTGAAAATGTATTTCTCTCCGGTATGGCAGGCACGGGGAAATCCACCGCGCTCCTGCAATACATCGGGCAGGCATTCCGTCGGGTGGATGTCTGTGCGACCACGGGGATCGCGGCCCTCAACCTCCAAGATCAATTCCGCAAGAATGCGGGCGTGGGGATCGCAGCGCATACGATCTACCGCTGGGCGGGCATGGCGCTGGGGCCTGCGCCGGGGCAGAGGTTCGAGGACTACTTGGCCTTCCTCCAAAAGAAGCCGATGCCGTTCTTTCGTTATTCGGCATTTGCACGGGTGAAGGCGGCTGAATGCCTTGTCATTGACGAGATTTCCATGTTGCCGGGGCGGATTATCGACTACCTCGATTTCCATTGCCGCGCGATCCGCAAGACCGACCGACCCTTTGGCGGCATCCAACTCGTGGCGGTGGGGGATTTCCTCCAACTCCCCCCGGTGGCCAAGGATGGGAAATACGATTGGGCATTTGCCTCCGAGGCATGGCGCGGAGCGGGATTCCGAAATGCCTACCTCACGCAGATTCACCGCCAGAAGGAACCACTTTTCACCGAGGCGCTGAACAACTTCCGCGAGGGGCGCATCTCCAAGGCGGTGGCGGATACCCTCTCAAGCCGGGTGAAAATGTTTGTCGACCGGCGCGTGGTGCGCCTGATGACCCACAACGCACAGGTGGACAAGTGGAATGCCTACCAGATTGGGGAAATCGAATTACCCGAGGTGAGCTATGCAGCCGACTTTACAGGAGCCGAGCATGAGGCGGACTTCCTTGCTAAGAACTCGATCACCCCGACACACCTCACGATCAAGCGCGGGGCGCGCGTCATGGCGACTTGCAACATGGAAGTGCCAGACGAGGAGGACAAAACCCAAAAGCACACGGTGGTTAATGGCCTCTGCGGGACGGTGAAGGACATGGAGCTCGACTCGGTGTGGGTGGCCTTTGACAATGGCGAGACGGTGAACATACCCAAGCGGTCATCCCAATTTGACCCGCAGCGCCAGGATTCGGCGACCATGACACAAATCCCTCTTCGCCCTGCCTATGCGCTGACCATCCACAAGTCACAGGGCCTCACGCTCAACAGCGCCCATATTGACATCCGCGCCGCTCGTGAGCCTGGGCAAGCGTATGTAGCCCTCTCGCGGTTGCGAAGTCTCTCGGGCCTCTACCTGAAGGACTGGATCAAAGGCGTTCATGTGAGCGAGGCGGCAATCAACTTTTACAAGAATCTTAAATGAATACACTGAAAACAAATATCTCAATTTTCCACAATGCCTTTGCGGACGAACCGGACGAGGCGATCACGCTGGAAGCATTCTTTCAAGGTGTGAAGCATGGGCGGTGGCAGAGGCAGGTGGACATCCTGCGCGAGCACCTCAAGCGCGGAGACGAGCCGCGCTACACAGCCAAGAAGCGCGACCTACCGGCAGTCACCATTTCCTGCCATTGCCTCTCCCGTGAGCGCGACCTTTCACCCGAGGCGAAGGCGATCACTCACAGCGGATGGCTGCAAGCGGATTTTGACCTGAAGGATAACCCGATGCTTGCCGATGACTCGGTGGTTCGCGCCAAGCGGGCGGAACTCCTCGCCGATCCCTATGTCGGTGCGGTCTTCGTGGGACCATCCGGGCAGGGACTCAAGGCCGTGGTCTCAATCGATACCGAGAAGCACAAAGATTCATGGTTTGCCGCTGAACTCCATTTCCGTGAGAAGCACCGGCTAAGTCTCGACAAGGCGACCAAAGACCCGATGCGCCTGTGCTTTGTCTCCTACGATCCCGAAATGGAGACAGCGGACATTTACCAGCCGATCCCCGTGCCGGACAAGATGCCAGAGCCTGAAGTATGGCGTCCACCCGTAGAGACGACAGCGGCAGACATTGCCGAGATGCTGCGCTACATCCCGCCGCGCCCGGACTACGACACATGGCTCAAAATTGCCTCTGCCGTGTGGAGCGTCCTGCCGATGCTCGACGGTGCGCGCATCCTGCACCAATGGTCACCAGAGGAGAAGGATGGCGAATACGCATCCAAGCACAAGGCACGCCTCAAACAGGTGGGAGTCGGCACGCTGGCGCACATTGCCAGTGAACATGGATTCGACGCCCGCGAAGCATGGAGGCGGAAACGCTGGGCTGGCCGCATCCGGTTTGCTGACTCGACCCTCGGACCAGGACAAGGGGAAGACCCTCTGGCTGGCGCGGATGTCGCAGCTATCGGCACCGAGATTTCCCGCGAACGAATTATGGTGGCCTACGCGCAAGCCCACAAGGGAGACGCCCGCCTATGGGCTGAACTCCGAAAGGGCCTGCGCGTCTGGAATATCCACGCCAAGGTGTGGATGACCTACGAGGATGGCCTATGGAGGCGCGACACGGGGAACACGACGCTCCTCGATATATCCGACACTCTCACCGAGGTTTATCAGCGAGTAGCCGACTCGGTGCGGGCCGAAATGAAGGTGCATCCCTGCGACGACGAAAAGAAAGACCCGCGCATCAAGGAAATCAAGGGCCTCGAGGACCGCTGCCACAAGCTCTGCCACTCGGAATATCTCGCATCAGTAGAGCGCATATCCAAGAGCGAGATGAACCTCCCGGCGACCGCCTTTGACTCCAACCCCGAAATCCTCGTGGTGCTCAATGGCACGCTGGATTTTGCCGAGGGCATTTTCCGCGAACACCGCGCATCCGACTACGCAACCACACGCTCGCCAATTAATTTCGACGGCTCCGTGGAGTGTCCGAAATGGGATGCTTTTCTCCAACGGTTCATCCCGGATGTCGAGACCCGCGTCTATTTGGCTCGTGCCTTTGGCTATTCTCTGACAGGCCGTGTGGACAAAGACGCCCTCTTTTTTGCCTACGGCAAGGGAGCAAATGGGAAATCCACCCTCTTCGGTGTGCTCAAAATCCTCCTTGGCGACCTGATGACCACGGTCCCGATTGCAGCCCTCCTCGCTGCCAAGTCAGACAATAACTTCGACTACTACAAGGCGAGTATGGAAGGAAGGCGCGTCGTTCTCACCGACGAAATCCCCGAGGGCCGGAAGCTGGCCGATAGCCAGGTCAAGGCGATCACCGGAGGCGATGCCATCAATGCCCGCCGACCGTTCGAACAACCCTACGCCTTTTTCCCGACCCACAAGCTCTGGCTCATGGGAAACCACAAACCGGATGTCCAAGGCACCGACGAGGGAATCTGGCGCCGCGTCCACATGATTCCCTTTACCGTCACGATCCCAGAGAACGAACGGCGCGAACGCCACGAAATCCTCGGGGAATTTGAAGCGGAGGCGGCAGGCATTCTGAACTGGGCAATCCGTGGACTCCTCGAAAGCCGAGACATCGGCCTCAAGCCACCGCCACAAGTCGTAGAGGCAACAAAGAACTACCGAGAGGAGAGCGATCAATTCGGATCCTTCCTCATCGAATGCACCGAGAAGGACATTACCGGGCGTTGCGGTATCGGATCACTGGCGAAAACCTATGCGATCTGGTGCGACCAAAACAACGAACAGCCACGCTACCGAGGAACCCGCCAACTCCGAAAGGTGATGTCAGAACGGGGCTACCATATCGAGCCGGACAGGATCGACCACCCGACCATTCACGGGGTCAAACTCAAAGTGGAGGAAAGAAAAGATGCGTTCGGATTTAACGCCTGAAATGAAAAGAACAACTGGCAATCCTGCAAAACCTGCGCAGGAAATGCAGGGTTCTGTAAGCATCCTTTTTATTCAAGACCTCAAAAAGAGCCTTTGGGCGGTAAAATCTGCAGGAAATGCAGGATTGGCAGGATGTTTCATATTAAATGTTAGGAAAGATATTTCTCTTATGTCTTCTTCCCCGCAACTAGGTTGCACCCCCCCTCAAATCCTGCATTTCCTGCACCCCCGTTTTTTCCCATTT